GCTGTAGACCAAACCGGCGTTCCGGACGCGTATAAAACTAAGTTTCCATCCGTTTGCATGATGAATGTGTCGGCACCGCTTCCGTCAGTTGCGGTCGCCCATAGAACGGTATCACCGCTCGTACCGTGTTGCGTTAGTACGACGTTCTGATCGGTTTGAAAGGCCAGGGTGAATTCAGCCGATGGGCTGTCGATGGAGTCGCCCGGTGCCATCGAAGCGCCAGGGCCGAGCGCGACAACCGAACCATCCGATGTCGAGACGTTCGTTCCTGTCGCCCAAAGCGCGACTCCCGGTGCGGTCGAAGGATCGGTCCCGACATGAAGCCGGCGAAGCGTGACGAGTACGCTGTCGGAAGGCGTCGATCCCCTTCCCCTGAACATCTGAGGGAAGTCGTCAGTAATCGGCATCGTGATCTTGAGTTCGCTGTTCGTAGCTTCGGTATCCTGCTTCACGCCATCGTCGGATATGGCAGTGGCTTTATAGACAACGCTGTTGTAAAGCACGTCCTTGTCCGACGAACAATATCGCCAATGATAATCCGTGCCTCCTGATGTCCGGAGAAAATCGTAAAGCAGGATCGGCGTGCCGAGGTAGTTGGAAACCTCAATTGTGTCGAACGTTGCCATCAGCTTTGTACCTTGCTCGATACGCTACGGACAAAGGCAGTCGGTTGATTGCTTCCCGGCAGAGCTTCATCTGTGATGAACGTTTTATCTCCGTTTGAGAAGATGAGATGCGGCGAGGCATCTCCTGTATTCCATATCGTATTGCCCCATGCCGAAAAACCTGTCGGAAGATCGCCGACAAAAGGACCGCCCGCGTTCAGCGTAAGCGAACCCAGCGGGAACCGAGGCCCGAAGTTCTCCCATCCCGATCCGCCAAGGATGTAGATGTTGCCTGTTATCTCTCTATCGCCGCTCGCCGAATCAAACTTAACTCCTTTCAGAAAGGCTTCTACATCCGACGTAGTAGCATGGTCAACTCCATACCAATCTGTCGGGTCTTGCGTGACGTTCCTAACCCAAATGTTCTTATTCAGGAGATCGACAGCCACGCCGATGACATCGCCTTCGACCGGATTGTGCATTTGAATGCCTGTGGTTTCTGCTCCACTTCTAGCTTGTCCAGGCGTGCCGCCGCTGACGCTCAATCCCCAAAAAATTCCACCAGCCAATGAGATGCCGCTGCCTGATACGTCAACGCTCCACGGGCTCGGATCGATTTGGAAGGCATCGTTGGCGATACCGATTTGCGGCGAGTGTGATCCCGTTCCACTCTCAAGAGTAACTTCAAAATAGAGGAAATGCGGATCGGCCCCGACTACGAAGCCGGTTTCGTTATCGTCCTGATTATCCGGAGGATCAGGCAATGGAGTCCGGACATTCGCAATAGTCCGAAAGTTAGTTTTGCACGTCGCGATGCCGTAGGTATCTGTCTCGTGAACAATTTCGATGCTGTCTGAATCAAGCCGGCTGACAGCCATGAAGCTGATGCGATGAATATCTGCGAGATCGATAGTCGGGACGAAGGCGGTATCGACGGTTATCTCTTCGAGAGTTCCGTCGCCGATGACTGCCGAGCTGAGTATCTTCCGAAAGAGCTTCGTTCCGTCGCGGAGCTGAATATACAACATCTGCCGGCCTCGGAATGGACCGCCCATGTCCGTATAGCCGCATCGCTTAACAGTTAAGTTCACACTGTCGAGAATTTCAGTCGGTTCCAAATCGCTAAAGAAAGTCGGAATGAATAGCGGCTTCTTTCTGCCCTCAAGCCTATACAAGAGGGACTTCAACCACACATGGTCCTCGCGCCCTCTCAGCATAAAGTTGAACTGTTGTATCACGCCGCCCCATGCGTTCAAATCCTTCCGGCGACGGAGCCCGCTTTGATTATCCAGCTCGGCGATGAGCCGATTGTACTCATACGTCAAATCCTCAACATCATTCGGCTCTCGGGTCAATACTGGCTGATCGTTGTAGGTCGATAAGAAGATCGTCTCTGTAATCGGGTTCGGCTGATGCGATGAGAACTTAACCCGGACCTGATAGGCACGATCCGCCTTTCGGGAGGCGCTTGAGCTTCCTTCGATATGCGCCTTTATTGCAGGAAATATGCGAGTACCAGCCGGCCATCCGTTTTGAAGTACGGTCGAAGTCGTCAACGTATCTCCGGACTCAGAGAAGTATTCAATGATCTCGTATTCGAACGGATTGGAACCTTGGATGAAGATCGCCGGGCAATGCTTGAACTCGGTGAACGCCAAGGACTTCAGGATCAACGAGCTGCCGCCCGCCGCGACCGTGGATATCAGTTTGTTCGAATCGTGCCATATCGGAAGATAGATATCCGATCCTCCGGCCCGCTCAAGGAATAGATCGAAATAGGTCCGGATCGAACTGTGGGGCTTGAACGTCATCTCGAAAGAGCGACGCGGTGTAGACCGAACTGCGAACCGCTGTTCAGCTCCGATAGGAGAAGCCAGGACGGACGTGAGCCATTCGAGCGTTTCCGTCACGTTGGCCGACCAATCGGGCGGGATCGTCCACACCACTAGGTTCTCAAGAGCCATTGTACTCAACCTTCGATAGAAATCAACGCTAGGGCCGCTAGGAAGCTCGTACAGCACAAGAAGGCCAAGGCGGCTATCACCCTACCTGCCACTCTCCTTTCTCCTATTGAGCGGGCTCGGCTGGGCATCCTATCAGCCCTTCACGAGCTGCCTTACCGTCGCGGCGTTCTTGATGATATGGGAGATGACAACCTTTTCACCGTGCGATCCGGCCATCGCTGCGGGGATCGCACCTTCGTCCTGCACGAGAATACTGCGGATATTAACGGGCTGACTGCCGCCGCCCCCGTTCAGGATATTCCTCGGGTTGCTTTGCGATAAGACTTCTTCCCCGCGCTGAAGGACCGCAGCCTGTTCATCAGGGGCTAGACCGACAATCGTACCACTGTGATATCGGGGAGCCGCAGCCCACCATGAGCCGGGAGCCCGGCCGCTAGTTGGCCGTTGCCCGACGACGCCGCCGCCATGCAGACCTAGAAATCCCAGCCCGAAAAGGCCGCTGCTGGTAGTCGTGGCGGTCGCTGTCGCTGCCGTAGTTGCCGCTGTCGTCGTTGTTGATGCTCCGCTTGAACTGCTGAACAGGCTGGCGATGCCGCTGCTAATACTACCGCCTGTTCCCGAGCCGATCAGCTTCAGGGCCTCAGCCTTAATAACCGCCGTTGCGATGTCTTTCAGCAGACCAGCGAAGAAATCAGCGACAGCAGTTCCGAGCGAGGACCATACGTCTTTCCAGCTCTTCGTCTTCGCGATCAATCCGCCGAGAGCTTCAGCCACAGTGTCGAAAGCTTTGTTGAGGTTCGTCCCGAATGAATCTTCAACCGCTTTCTTGATCGCCTTGAATTCCGGATCAACATACTTGACTTCGGATCGCAGCTCTTTGACTTTCGCCGTCAACAGTGCAATCGTTTCAGGCTTTAAATCCTTCGCTGTCGAAATGTACTTTTCAAGCGCGGCAGCCGCGTCAAGAATCGCAGGAGCGGTAAGTTCGAATGCTTGTTTCGTCAGCTTTTCTTGTTCGACGAGCGAAATATCACCGGATTCCTGAAGTTTGGCGTAGCTGCTGACAAGCTCCTTCCTTGTGGTTATAGCTTCGTTAGCCGACTGTTCAGCGGCCTTACGTTCGTTCAGCGCAAGGGCAGCCTGACGATTGGCTTCATTTTCATCCCTGAGAGATTGAAGTTTCGCCTTATCCGTAGTGCTTTGCCGTTCGTTCAGCTTTTCGATAGCTTTGAGCTGATTGTCGTAATAAAGGTTCGTCGCCGTATTCAACTGATCGAGCGCCGACTTATGGGCATTCAAGTTTTGTCGGCGGTCGTTATCAATCTGCTTTTCAAGAGCGTCGAGCTGATCTGTTTCAGTCTTTCGTTTCTGAATGTCAGCACGAGCTTCCGCTTCGCCCTTGTCTCGGACTTGTTGAAGGTCCTTATAGTTGGTAACGCCTCGCGCAGCAGCATCAGCCACGGCTTTCGCACCGGCAGCCTGAATGGCACTAGCGTTCCGGCCATCTTCAATCGCCTGCTTATTGCGGTTTTGCTGCCTCTCGTATTCATCCTTATTCTGCCGATAACGAAGTTGCTCGATATCCTGAAGAGCTTTCTGCCTAGCCTCTTCATCGGTCAGACCTTGGGCTTTGAACTTGTCGAGAGATTGAGTGAAGGCGATATTCCGTTCTTGCTCTTGACTCTGAGCCCTCAAAAGTTCGTTTTGAAGGCCTAATTCGCGAGTGATCTTCGCCGTGTTATCGACTTGGGTAGCTGTAGCCCCGGAAATTATCGATTGATCTACCGGAATTCGACCGGCTGTTTTAGCTGCCTCCGGTCCTCCGAGACTGAAATGCCCGGCATCCGGTTTACTGAAGGTAG